TCTTGCTACTCCTGTGCTTGCTGGTCTTGGTACTCCTACCAAACAGTTCTCTAGCTGTGTTCTTATTAGATCAGATGATGACTTAGATTCAATCTTTGCGTCAGGAGAAATGATGGCCAAGTATGCCAGCAAACGTGCAGGCATTGGCTTAGAGATTGGCAGACTACGTCCACTAGGATCTCCCATCCGTGGTGGTGAAATCATGCACACAGGTATGATTCCTTTCTTGAAAAAATGGTTTGGAGATTTACGTTCATGTTCACAAGGTGGTATTAGAAATGCATCGGCTACTGTTTTCTATCCGATATGGCATCATCAATTTGATGACCTTATTGTACTTAAAAATAACCAAGGCACTGACGAAACGCGAGTGCGCCATATGGATTATGGGGTTGTGCTATCGGCCTTTTTCTGGCGTAGATTTAAAAACAAAGAAAACATTACATTTTTTGATCCCAACGAAGTTCCGGATCTCTTTGAAGCGTTCTATTCAAATACTAAACTATTCGAAGAACTCTACGTCCGCTATGAAAAAAGAACAGACCTCCGCAAAAAAGTAATGGCAGCAGAAGATGTGTTCAAGGGTGGTATACTAAAAGAACGCACAGACACTGGACGCATTTATCTTGTGTACATTGACAACGTAGCCAACCAAGGACCGTTTGACCCTGAGTTTCATACAATCTATCAGTCCAATTTATGCTGTGAGATCTTGTTACCTACCAAACCCTTTAAACGTCTAGACGATGATCAAGGTCGTATTGCATTGTGTACCTTGGGATCAATCAACATGGGTGCTTTCCGCAATCCCGAAGATATGCGCCGAGCTTGCCGCATTCTACACCGCAGTCTTAACAACATCCTTGATTACCAAGACTTCTTAAGTATTCAAAGTAAGTTAAGTAACGACGAGATTCGACCACTTGGTATCGGTGTAACTAACCTAGCCTACTGGCACGCCAAGCGTGGACTCAAATATGGTGACCGAGAAGCACTTCAAGAACTCAAAACTTGGATGGAACATCAAGCCTATTATCTAACTGAAGCCAGTGTAGAGCTTGCCAAGGAACGCGGTGCTTGCCTACACTCAGACAAAACAAGATATGGTCAAGGTACATTCCCGTGGGAATTGCGTGCCCAAGGAGTTAACGAACTAGCAGACTTCACACCGGAACTAGACTGGGAAACGCTACGTACTCAAATGAAGCAGTATGGTGTACGCAATGCCACACAAATGGCAGTGGCTCCAGTTGAGTCAAGTTCGGTTGTTATTAACTCAACCAATGGTATTGAAATGCCAATGAGTTTGATCACTGTCAAAGAATCCAAAGCTGGATCATTGACACAAGTAGTTCCTGAATATCACAAGTTAAAAAACAAGTACCAACTGATGTGGGAACAACGTGATTGCGACGGTTATCTAAAGACAGCTGCTGTGATTGCTGCCTATACTGATCAATCAATATCTACCAATACATTCTACAACCCAGCTCATTTTGCTGATCGTAAAGTTCCCACAACATTGATTGCTCGTAACTTGATGCAAGCACATCATTGGGGATTAAAAACATTCTACTACAGCCTGATCAACAAGGCTGGCAGTAAGTCAACCAATACACAGCCAACTAATGTTCAAGCATTGGAGCCTATCAACTACGACGATGTTGAAGATTGTGAAAGTTGCAAATTATAATTAGGAAATATCATGAAGAAAAGAAATTACACTCCAGAAACAGTAAAGAAGTTACAAGGCAGTATTCAAATTGAACATACCTTGGCCAAACGTGGTGCTGCAAAGCTACGTGAACTACTGGCCACAGAGCCTTATGTTAATACATTAGGTGCCTACAACGGCCAGCAAGCTGTACAACATGCCAAGGCAGGACTTAAGGCAATTTACTTGAGTGGTTGGCAAGTAGCGGCAGCAAACAACACACAAAACACCACGTATCCTGATCAGAGTTTGTATCCAGTTGACTCAGTTCCTCGTGTTGTCAAAGGTATCAACAACGCTTTCCGCCGTGCTGATCAAATTGAACACAGCGAAGGCAAAGTAACCACTGATTACTTCCTTCCTATTGTGGCCGACGCTGAAGCAGGTTTTGGTGGTGCGTTAAATGCGTATGAATTGATGTATCATATGATCGAAGCAGGAGCCGCAGGTGTACACTTTGAAGATCAGTTAGCATCAGAAAAGAAATGCGGTCACTTAGGAGGCAAGGTACTTGTACCAACACAGCAAATGATCCGTACACTAAATGCCGCACGATTAGCAACCGATGTAGCAGGCGTTGACACAGTTATCATGGCACGCACCGACGCTGAAGCTGCTACATTAATCACCAGTGACATTGATCCTGCCGATGCCGATTTTATTCTTCCTGGACGCACACCGGAAGGATTCTACAACTTTAAAAACGGTATTGATGCTTGTATAGCACGTGGACTTGCTTATGCTCCTTATGCTGACTTATTGTGGTTTGAAACCTCAACTCCAGACATAGCCCAGGCCAAGAAGTTTGCAGATGCTATTCACGCTGTGTATCCAGATCAACAGTTGGCCTATAACTGTTCACCAAGTTTTAATTGGCGCAAGTTTTTGACTGAGGATCAATGCGAGTCATTCCAACGCGAGTTGGGTGAATTAGGTTACAAGTTTCAGTTTATTACATTGGCTGGTTTTCATAGTGTTAATCTTGCCACATTTGAATTGGCAGAAGCATACAAACAACGTGGCATGGCAGGTTATAGTGAAATGCAACAACGTGAGTTTGCTGCACAAGAGCGCGGCTTCACAACAGTCAAGCATCAACGAGAAGTTGGTGTTGGCTACTTTGATTTGATCAGTGAAGCAGTTGGAGCAACAAGCACTGTGGCAAACAAACACTCCACAGAAAGTGATCAATTTTAATGTTAGAAACTATCTGTGATATAATGGTAGACGCTTACAAGCGTAACTGGATTACCAGTCGTGATGGCAATGTAAGCATCCGTCATCATGACCGTGACCACTTTTACATTACACCCAGTGGTGTACGTAAGCAAACCTTGCAACCTGATCAGTTCAAAAAAATTGGTATAACAAAAAGACCAGATGAAGATACTAATTGGGTAGAGTTACCATACACAGATATATCATCAAAGTTACGACCTAGTGGTGAATTACCTTTGCATTTTGGTCTACAACGTCAAATGGGACAACATGCCAACGAAGTTCGTGTGGTGGTTCATGTACACCCAACCTATTGTGTAGCAGCTATGCATGCCGGTATTGATCTCAGCACTGTGGTAAATAGTTTTCCAGAACTTAGCAGATACACACGAGTTGCCCACAATGTAGGAGATGTACCTCCTATTAGTCAAGAACTTGCAGATCAGTGTCATAAGATGCTACAATTAGACAGAGATGGTAACATAGCCTACGATATTGTAGGCATTAAAGGACATGGTGTAGTTGCTATTGATACTAGCCCATGGCGTGCTTACGAGCATATTGAAAGACTAGAACATATTTGCAAGATAATACTTGCGTCAGGAAATTATTAAAATGTCAAAACAACAATATAACCTAGGAACTAAAACAGATTATCTACATCGCAAGATGTTTTTAGATCCAGCTGGCCCTGTAACCATTCAACGCTTTGAAGAAGTCAAGTATAATAAAATTCAAAAGTTTGAACAAGAAGCTCGTGGATTTTTTTGGGTGCCAGAAGAAGTGTCTTTAACCAAGGATGCCGCAGACTTTAAAGACTCTTCTGACACTGTGAGACATATCTTTACATCAAATCTATTGCGTCAAACAGCGTTAGATAGTTTGCAAGGTCGTGCTCCTACACAAGTATTTACACCGGTGTGTTCAATTCCTGAGTTAGAGTCTCTGATGTACAACTGGGGATTCTTTGAAACTAACATTCATAGTCGTAGTTACAGTCACATCATTCGCAATATCTACAACGTACCCAAGGATGTATTCAATACTATCCATGACACACAAGAGATTATCGACATGGCATCAAGCATTGGTCGTTACTATGATACACTGCACTTATTAAATTGTCGTAAGGAAGCCGGGGAAGAAATCGATGAGCGTGAACATATTCGTGCAATCTGGTTAGCACTCAATGCCAGTTATGGTCTAGAAGCATTCCGCTTTATGGTTTCATTTGCTACAAGTTTGGCTATGGTAGAGAATCGCATATTCATTGGTAATGGTAATATTATTAGTTTGATTCTTCAAGATGAAATCTTGCATAAAGAATGGACAGCTTATATTATTAACCAAGTGGTTAAAGAAGATCCACGTTTCTTAGCCGCCAAAGTTGAATGTGAAGCAGAAGTGTATGCCATGTACCAAGATGTCATACGTGAAGAAAAACAGTGGGCTGATTACTTGTTTAAGTTTGGTCCTGTAATCGGTCTCAATGCAGCTATCCTAAAAGATTTTGTGGATTACACAGCCGCTGGCGCACTTAAAGAGATTGGTATCAAATATCAAACGCCGGCACCAAAAACCACACCAATTCCTTGGTTTAACAAACACGTAAACACAAGCAATAAACAAACAGCACTACAAGAAAACGAATCAACTAACTATGTAATTGGCGTTATGTCAGACACACTTGACTACGACGCATTACCTAGTTTATAATAACAGACAGGAGAAAAATATGAAAGCAGTAGTATGGTCAAAGTATCATTGTCCTTATTGTGATCAAGCCAAAGCATTGTTAAAACAAAAAGGTATTGAATTTGAAGAAAAGAAAATTGGCGATGGGTATACTAAAGAAGATTTATTAGAAGCAGTTCCTACAGCTCGTACTGTCCCACAAATTTTCTTAGATGGAAAACTAATTGGCGGATTTACAGAATTAAAAGCACACTTTCAAGGATAATATGACAACTTTTACTGGTGACTGGTTTAGTCACAATATACCAAACTTTTTAGGAATCAAACAATATCTAGGAACAGTTAATTCTATTCTAGAGATAGGTAGCCATGAAGGCCGCAGCAGCTGTTGGATGTTAGAAAACATGCTCAGTGACACAGGCACTATTACTTGTTTAGATCCATGGATGGGACCAGATAGAGAACCATTTTCATTTGAACCCATTTCCACGCATAACCAACCTGTGTTGGACCGATTCATTGCCAATACCTCAGAAGTTAAAAAACCAGGACAAACTGTAGATCAACGTATTGGTCGCAGTTATTCAAATTTGGCTCAATTAATCACTGAAAAACGTCAGTATGATTTTATCTATTTAGATGGTAATCATACCAGTCATGCCAGTCTGGCAGATGCAACTATGTGTTGGGGACTCCTACGCAAAGGTGGCGTGTTGTTGTTTGATGACTATCTTTGGGATCACGAAGAAGATCATTTAGAAAGATGTAAAATGTCAATTGACGCATTTGTAAACATGTACGGAAAATATTTAAAAGTAGTAATATCCAACTATCAACAAGCAGTAATTAAACTTTAAGGAAAAATCATGCAACTAGAAAAAGAACTAATTTATACTATCAAAATCTCCAACGGTGATGAAATTGTTACCAAAGTAATTGACATTGACGAACAAGGTAATTTCCTAATCAGCAAGCCACTCACGGTAGTACCCGGTCCGCAAGGCATTCAAATGATCATGAGTTTGTTTACAGCAAATCCCGACAAAACCATGACACTAAATAAAACAGCATGTTCAATGGTTGCTCTAGCACGTGATGAAGTACGTGACAGCTATATTGAAGCAACTACAGGTATTAAGCCTGTTAGCAGTAAAATTTTAATGGGATAACACAATGGCAGGTGGAGCACAGAGAAAAGGCGATCCGAACATGGGTGGCGGACTTATCACTCGAGGTGATAGTTCTGTGTTGATCAATGGACGCCCAGCAGCATCTCCAGGTAGTTCTGTAACTCCTCATCCTCCGTGTAGTCCAAGAAATCCTATACATTGTCGGGCAAGCACCCGCGGCGGCAGCCGTAGTGTTTTTGTCAATGGTAAACCTTTGTTGACCAGTGGAGACACGGATACCTGTGCTCATGGGAGAAGTTCAAGCGGTAGTAGAGACGTTAGGGTCGGTTAATGACTATTCTTGGAACTCTGAGCTCTGTTAATCTTATTGCTGGTGCTGGTATACTTGGCAATGTAGGCGGTGTTGCTATTAGTGCCAATGCTGATCTAACTAGCAATATCAGTAGTTATACCAGTGTTCCAGTTGTTAGTCAATTTGCTTCTATTGCTACTAGTGGATATATTTCGATCAACATTGTAGCCAACACCTTTCCAGCGTTAACCAATGCTGTTCCCACAGCATACCAAGGAACATTAGGTGCAGGCAATACTATGACCTCGGTGATATCTACTCAGTCTAATGACATACTCGGTGGCGGCGATTTAGGAAAATTTGAACAGATATTCAACGCATCTAGTGGTTATCAACAACAGGCTAACCAGCTAATCAAAAGTACAATTAATGCAAATGACCCAAATGTAGTCACAGGATTTACCAGCCAAGACAATGTCATCACCGGCGGCTTCAGTGACATAACACAGGCTTTTGCAGCGTTTGGAGCAGACGTAGCACAGCTAGGTTCATTAATTGATTTAAGCAATTTAAATAATTTAGGTAGTCCAGCAGCATTACTAGAACAAATTTCTACATTAAGTAATCCAACTCCTGGTCTAACAACAGCATTATTAAATGCTGGAATAAGTCAAGAGGCTATTGATAACATTGGAACTACAACATTTACCCCAGCTGAGCAAAAATTAATTTATCAAGCAATGACTACAGTAACTGGCAATGATCTAGCACAGGTATTAAAATTATTAAAAGTAACCACAGCAAACATTAATACCATGGCTGATTTGTTAAATCCATATAAATTATTTCCTCGTAGTTATATTACATTAACTGCTCCTACATCCAATGGGTTGCGTGGCATTTATGTGGATACAGCTGGATCAGTTAATACACATCTAGAAACAACTCTGCCAGAGAATGTGTTGATTCCTTTAGACGGAAATGCTCTTCAAAATCAAGGAAACAATGCACTATGAGCACATATAGTCAGTTAAAAAAAATTATTCCTGCAGATCAAGCCTTGTCCAACAAAGCTCTACAGGCTGCATTTGAACAAATTAAAACAATTTTTGATAGTTCGTTACCATTGGTTGCTAGAGCAACTGTAGGATTAGAATCAAACGTAGGTTTAAATCTAATCAACGCCTTGACTCAACCATTGCCAGCAAATGTAATAGCATATTTTACCAGCACATTTGCTAATGGCACCGGCGAAGATGGATTGTTTTTATTGACAGATTTTATTGGAACTCCAACTGGATGGGTACATAATGAGGCATTGTCGAACACTACTAGTATATTAAATGCTATGACCTCTGCTGGCGCATTTGATGAACTCACTAATCCGACGACAGGAGTTTATACAGTTATGGCAACAACTATTTCTGGTGCTTATACAGTATGTACTGAAATAGATCCAGGCCCTCCGCAAGTTCTTAGTTGTGTCACTACTATTCCTGGAGGATTGCCCGGAGCAGGCACTTATACAGCTGGTAGTGCATCTGCATCAATTGCAATGGCATTCACCGACGGACTAACACCGGCAATGTTGTCAGCAGTTGCATCTATTATATCAAGCAATAGTGCCAATGTGGCACAAACTACAACCAATTTTAATAATATGTCTGAACAAATTATTCTTGAAGATACTAATCTTTCTCTAGCTGGTGTAGTATTAGCAGATTTAGTAGTTGGAATGCAACCAATGGGTTTAGTAACTGGACTAGCTAGCAATGGTCGTGATACTACCGAAGGTGGTGCTGCTTATGTAATGCAAAGTTTGGCAACTAACACACAAGGCGGACAAGCAATGATCAGTACTATGAGAGAAGCACGCAATCAAGATCGATTGAGCACTGCTGGTATTACCACAGACATTGTGGTCAGTGACGAAGTAGCAGAGCCACAAGCTGATTTAGGTACTGGACAATATACAGTGGCTCAAGCAACTAACCAAAAAATTATTTGACAAATTAAATTTCTCTTGCTATAATCAAACTATAGAATTTAGAAAGGACTGTATGTCAGACGAAAACAATCAAAAACCGCAACCGACTAATCCATGGGGACCTTGGGCCCAATATCAAGAAGAACAAACCAAACTTTGGTTAAATTATTGGACTGGAGTTATGAACAGTTTGTTTAATACGGATCTTAAAAAATGAACGAAGAAACAGTCACAGATGTTTACAGTGTAGTAGGCAGAGTCACTGCTACATTGTTGGAAGATCATGATCCCTTGGCACTTGCAGCCGTATTAATGGTCATGGGCATGCGTATCTACAAAACAGTGTTAGACCCAGAAGAGTATCATCAGATTGTGGACGATGTAGTCAGCAAGCGTGATCGTGTAATACCCATTGATACCATGGGTCCTATTCAATAAAAACTGTTATAAATCAATAACTTACAACCCCTAGCAATAGGGGTTTTGTTTGGTTGACCAGAAATGCTCGTTTTGTTACAATATTACATATAGTTAAATTTTGGAGTGAATATGTTTGAAACAGTTATTAGTCAGTTGGTCAAAGTTGAACTTACAAATGAGCCTGTTAAAACAGAATGGTACAATGGTTGTTTGTTTGTGAGTCCTATTACTACAGCTCAGGCAGAACAAGTGGCTCGCATGTTGCGTAATCGCAACGGGTTTAACTGTAGTATAGGTCATGTTGAAGTTACACCAATCGGCGACACAGGTGAATATGCTTTTGATTTTGTAGAAGCACCTGAAGAAGTTTATTCACCATATTTGGGTGCTGTTTGATCGCACTCAGTATCCTGGTCATGTTGTTGGGTCTATATTGGGCCCATCAATGCTTTGAAGAAGGCAGAGAGTTTTGGGGTTGGGTCAATCTCATTGGTTCAAGTTTTAACTTAGCAGTAGTATTGGATGCGATATTATGATTAAAGACACTGAATTTAGATCTTGGTTACGACAACTATGGATGCAAAACTGCACAGAACGCGACGAGTTTGGAGAACCCATTTTGTCCATGCAAACTTACTTTCAACGTTACAAATACTGGTTAAAGCGTGAATTTCGCTTTCAAAATCAACAGGTTAGCAAGCCATAATTTTGGTTGACCAGAAATAGCCAATTTGCTATAATATTACATATAGTTAGAAATTAGGAGCTGAATATGTACCCAGAATTAGAACAAAAAGAACAAGTAGTAAGAGCATTAAAAGGCCCACAGTTTGATCGTGAACGTCATGGCAGTTTGTTTGACCGTGGATCAGCAGACAGTTATTATGGTCGTTACGCTCAACCACATTGGTATCCACAGGGCAGTTATCAAGGTGATCCGGTTACTGAGTTAAACCAAGCCGAGATCAATGAATATCTCGCTGGCTACGAGTGGAATGAGTTGCACGGTGACAAGAAATCTTGGGACTAAGGAGCAGACATGGAATACAGTAAAGAACCAAAAAAGATCATGGGCTTGAAATATATTATGAAACGCAAAGACATCATGACGTTTGTATCTGGATTACATGATTTGCAGTCAGATATGATTGAAGAACTTGTGCGTCGTAAAGAAGCCCAAGGTTTCCCTGAAGCAACAGAAGTTATTAATCGCATTAGGAGTTTGTAATGGGTTTGGACATGTATGCTTATTCAGCGGCTAACGAAAAACAATATGATGAATATTGGGAAGATGGCATCTGGGAAAATGATCAGTTTGTTAGCAAAATTACCAAACCCAAAGAATTGGCTTACTGGCGCAAGCATCCGAACCTACACGGTTGGTTTCGAGCTGAATGGGAAAGCCTGGGCAACACTGGCGACTTTAATGGCGATCAACTTGAGATCACCTGGGACATGTTGGAACGTCTAGAGTATGATGTTCGCAATGGCGAATTGCCAGCTACATCAGGATTCTTTTTTGGTAACAATGCAGATGAAGACTATTACGAACAAGATTTAGAATTCATTCAACAAGCTCGTGCAGAACTGTTTCTAGGACTGCGTGTATTTTATAACTCAAGCTGGTAGTAAATATATGAATGACTCATTGCAATTACGAGTACTGGAATGCGAAGGACTAAAGTTGGCCGCAGACTGGATCAGAGATTTAGAATCAAGCGACAGCAGATTGCACAAAGAAAAGGTTATTGAGAAAGCCTTGATGGCATCAAAGTTAGGCAGTCTCAATGCGCAGGCCTTTTTGTTCAACTGCTACCAAGCCTACAACCCCTATTATGTGTTTGGTGTCAAGCAAGTTCCAGAGACTGAAGGCATTACAGATGCACCCAATCCATGGCCTAGATTTTGGGCCTTGCTAGAATCGTTACGTACTCGTAGTGTCACAGGTCACGCGGCCAAACGCAACATTGAACAAATGTCAGAATTGTTTGACTCAGAAGAGTGGAATGGGCTGGCTCGTAGAGTGTTGATCAAAGACCTACGCTGTGGTATTTCAGAAAAGACCTTGAATAAAGTGTTGGGCAAAACAGAGTGGAAGATTCCTGTGTTCACATGTCAATTGGCCACAGACTCAAACGATCATCCAGCCAAGCTCACAGGTCGTAAACTGATCGAGAAGAAGCTAGATGGTGTGCGTGTGCTAGCTATTATCTCGGGTACTGCTGTGAATTTATACAGTCGTAACGGCAAACCATTTGATAATTTTCCGCAGATTCAAGAAAGCATTCGTCGCGTTGCCAAACATCTTACTCCAACGTATGGTGGCAAGATTGTATTGGACGGTGAAATCATTGGAGAAAGTTTCCAACAACTTATGCGTCAAGCACAACGCAAATCGGATGTTGAAACTTCAGGCATGACTTACTGTATTTTTGATGCCATGCCGTTTGATGACTTTGAACGTGGTTATTGGAATGCTCAACAGAGCAAACGCACAGCTTGGTTGTTAAACAACCGTAGCAAGTTTGAAACAGAAGATTGCTTACAGGTTATGCCAGGCTTCGAAGTAGACTTGGATACAGCAGAAGGGCATGATCAAATGCGTCGCTTTGCTGATGATGCTGTGGCCAATGGATTTGAAGGCATTATGATCAAGGACTTGGATGCACCGTATGAATGTAGACGTAGCAGTTTTTGGATGAAATGGAAGCCAACCATCAGTTTAGATTTAACTGTGATTGGCATGGAAGAAGGTACTGGCCGCAACGCTGGTAGATTAGGTGCTTTAATTTGTGAAGGAGTAGATAATGAACGACATGTTCGTGTTAATGTGGGCAGTGGTTTGTCTGATAGCGATCGGGATGTTTTCTGGTCCAGTAGAAATTCCATTATTGGTCACTTGGTTGAAGTCCAAGCTGACGCAGTCACGCAAAACCAAGACGGATCATACAGTTTGAGATTTCCCCGATTCTTACGTTTTAGAGACTTTGAAGCAGGGGAAAAAGTATGATCAACATTTGGATAGCATTTCGAAATCCATTCCCGGTTCAACCATTTAGAGCAATTTGGTTAAAAGAAAAACAATTGACTCAACACAAGACTGCAGAGATTCAAATCAGTAGATATGCTTTTAACTGGGTGGAACTACAGTTGGATTTGAACTGGCGTGGAACCGATCATGCTGGTCCATGGTTTATGATTGGACTGTTTGGTTGGCAGTTGGACATTCGAATGTATGATCGTAGACATTGGAATCACGAAACCAATTCCTGGGCTTGACCATTAACTCAACTTCAAGTATAATTTGTATATGAACTGGTTAATCGAAGGTTTAATTTTTATTGCACTTGGTATAATTGCAGCATTTATTATAGCCAAGGCTTGTGAATGTTTTGGAGAAGATAAATGATTCATCGTAAAGAATGGTTACACTATATCAAATGGCGCATCAAACAACTACTTAAAAAAATCAAGTATGTGGGATGATGACGGAATCGAATATGGCAACGATGATTGAAGCACCCAACGGTGACATTGATAATCGTGTAGAATATGAGTTTGCTGATGCTAAAACCCAGCCAAGCAACATTACATGTCTTGCTGGCGGTGAGGAGATGTTAAGGATCGGACCAGAAGGATTCTGGGTTCGCGGTGTCAAAGTGCCACAAGATGAACAAGAAGCACTAGCAGTATACAACGCATTTAAACAATGGATGGCCTGGGCCAGCCTTGAAGGACAATACTAATGGCAACTAAAGCAGAAAAACAAGAACTAATTGATGTATTAAAATTCACTCCGACTCGAGTTCGTATGTTGATTCAAGGCTACGGTGGTGAAAGTTATGCCGGACGAGTGGATCGTCAAATCTACGATTACTTTGCTAAACAGAAGATTGACATGGATGAATATGCCGGCGACTGGGACGGTATCTTTGGTGAAAATATTCCTGCTGATCTGCAACCATTTCAGCCTGGTAGTCCTTACGAGTGCGATGGATTATGGCATGCGTCTGGAGCAGAAATGACTGACCTAAACGAGATTCGAGTTGACACAGACGATGGTAAGGAGATTTGGGTTCACAACTGTGGTTATAGCAACTTAGAAGAATCTGGAGTTACTGTAAATCAATGCGGCGGTGAGGACCTTGATGACTTAGATGAAGATGAAGTAGTGTTCTGGGGTGGCCAAGGCGAAAAAGGGTGTTTCTTTGATGCTGAGTTTGTTCTCAAAGCACCATTTGATCCTAAAAAACTAACTATTGGTTACGAAAACTGTGATGGCTGGTACATTATCAATTACGTAGAATATGATGGTGAAGAGTTAGATGGCTCTGGTGGATATAGTACTACAGGTAAATGGGCTGAGCATAAATGGATACTGTGCAACGGTGAAGAAGTTTATGATAGTGTAGCACTTGATGATCGTGAAGATGAAGGGCTGGAGTGGGATACTGTAGTTGCATCAGCGACTGAGGAAGATCTTCGAGCAGAACTTGATGCTATCGGCGAAGAAATGATGACTGATTGGTATGATGCTAGTGTCAAACCTGTACGCAAAGGCGAGTACGAAGTAAAAAATACTCACACCCCTGTGTGGCCATTTCCTGCTACTTTTAGAGCAACTTGGTCAGGTCGTACCTGGAAAGACAGTGACGGTGACAAAGTGTCAAACATTATTGCTTGGCGTGGTTTAAAATTTGATCCAACGGAGTTAAAATGAAATTAGTAAAATTTTTACAATGGCAGTTTGAAGGTTGTTACAAGAGTGCTCAATTCTGGGCATTCATGTTGGTTATATTGGCTTTGGTAGCCAAACTGGGTGCATGTCCTGATCCATGGCCGTTCCGTATCATGATAGTGGGTATTGCAATCAGTTTGATTGATACAATAGTTTGGTTTGTTCGGTTTCAATATCATTTATACACTACTGAGCAAAATCGCATTGCTCGAGAATTGAGTAAAAAATGACAGCTATAGCCATTGGATCAATCTTTGCCGTGACCGTGGTTGCTGTGGTTTATGTAGTGAAAAAACTTCCAGGCGGGTGTTGGGGAGAGTGCCGTCAAGGACGCGATAGTTGTAATCAAAAATGTAAGGATCAAGATGCTAACATCTAAAGACGTTATCAACCAAGCTCGCTACAGTGAGTTGTTCACTGTGCGTGTGCGTGTAGGCACATTTAGTTTGAAAATGCCTGCACCGTGGACTATCCGTGTAGATAGAAACGGTATACTCACAGCCCAAATACCAGCATTGACATTAGCCGAAGCCCGACACAAAGCACGTGAAGTTATCGAATCCTCAGAATGGGAATATGTATGAGAAAGTTTACACCAGTATATCCAGACAGCGTAGTTGAGCGTATTGATTTTTATCAAGACGATGAAAAAATTACCATTGTTTCAAGATTCGACACATCCTCAGTTTTCAGTGATGAAGATGCCGACGTTGATTTAGACTTATATGACGCCGACGACGGTGCCGAAATGGGTGTAGCAGTAGGATGGGTAGATGAAGAACCTGGTGAACGTATCAGCATCGAAGTCGAAGGCAATGTTGATTCAAATACAGCTAATCAAATCATCATGATGTTCGAAGACGAAGGTGAATCAGGAGTTGAAGAATTAGGATGGTCTTGGTCGGACCGAGAACTTTGGTTCTATGGACCTATTCGTGTAGAAGATGAAGAAACTGGCGAAACCACAGTTTACGGTGACAGCGATGACTAAACTATATAGAATCACTCCGTTAGAAAAGAAATCAGTAGAGTATTTTGTAGACGTATTTGAACGCATGCCCGACGGCACTATTCGAGGATTTGATGTTACAGAAACATGGCGTTGGGGTTATGGATTTCGCGAAGAAGACGATCCTGTTTGGGAATTTGAAATGGATCGAGTACACTGTCGCCCTGAAGTGGGTTGGGGTTGCGAGTTAGACGACCTATGTTCAGTGTATGTAAACTTCAGTGATGGATTTACTGAAGAAGAAAAACAAGAAATTGAAGCCATACTTCGTTGGGAAAAAGAAGATGAAGATGGCCGTTGCGGCACGGCATGGCTCTACGATGGCGATCATAATTGGGAAATTGAAGACGATCATGTGGCCATATTAGGACCAGTTAAACTTGAGTTAGTTGATGATGAACATTACAATGAACCAATTCAAGAAGTAGAACCATACCGTGAAGAAGAATCTAAACCCAACACTGGTTGGCCATTTCCGACTGCCGACAAAGAAGAAAACGATTAATGAATCTAAATCCTATTTCGTTTTTAATTGACAATGTTGAAAATTTATGGTACAGCATCTATGGCCTAATAGCCGGATGGGGCTTGACTATGACCATGGGTATTGCTATAATAGTATTTTTAGCAGTGCGTCTTTATCGATGTGAACGCAGACTAACACAATTGGAAAATCGATTGATACACGCCGAGCGTGATTATAACCTAACGTTGGAAAAATGGCAGAAGAAATCCTAAACTATAAATGCAGTGTTTGTTCATGTGACTTTACCGACGACGAAGGTGGTGTAGATGGTCACTTTGGTATGTTGCACGTGGCGTTTTGCCCAACCTGTTTCTCATGCATGATTGACATGGCTGAACAATATTTGGACATCAGCGACACTGAACTCACTGAGGAACAAGAAGAAACATTTGAAGCACTTCGCGGCACTCAACACATTGTGATCAATCGATGCCATGGAGGCTTTGGTCTCAGTTGGGACGCACAAATAGCCTACCTTGATCGTGCCGGCATAGAATACACTTTGATTGATAGAGAATCAAGAGATGACACTGTACGTTTTGGTCAAGAAATCAAGTTGGCCAACGGAGATGCTTGGTATGACACGGAAATCGAGCGTGACGACCCTATATTGGTTGCATTAGTGAAAGAAATGGGCGAAGCTGTAAACAGTAATTTTTCTAATCTACGGGTAGTTAAAGTGCCCGGAGATGTGGAGTGGACTATTGCTGATTATGATGGGTTAGAATGGGTAGCCGAAGAACACAGGACTTGGCAATAAATATTAAGTTATGATATTAAGTTATTGGACGCTGGCAGTAGCACTTAGTTTGAGTCTTGTTGCCGCATGGTATAGTATTATTGGCTTGACAGCTATTTTCGCCGCGGCTGTGTTCCCCATTGTTATCATGGGCGGAATCATGGAAGTAGCCAAAGTAACTGTGACTATTTGGTTGCACGAATACTGGCAATACTGTAAACGTTCAATGAAAATACAATTAACCGCTAGTGTTGTTGTGTTAATGTTTATTACGTCCATGGGAATCTTTGGTTTCTTATCCAAAGCGCACCTAGACCAAGCGGTACCCACTGGTGATGTAGCCGCTCAAGTACAAATCTTAGATGAAAAAATCAAAACAGAACGCGATACAATAGAATCAGCCCGTCGAGCAATTGCTCAGTTAGATTCAGCAGTGGATCAAACCATGGCCAGATCAAACGATGAAAAAGGCGCTGATCGTGCTGTACAAATCCGCAGAAGTCAAGCACGTGAACGTACTGCATTACAAAATGAAATAACACAGGCACAGAAAAAAATTGCCGCACTCAATGAACAACGTGCTCCTATTGCATCAGAATTACGCAAAGTTGAAGCAGAAGTAGGACCTATCAAATACATTGCTGCATTGATCTACGGCGACAATCCCGATGCCAACTTGTTGGAAAAAGCAGTACGTTGGGTTATTATTATTCTTGTGTTAGTGTTTGATCCATTGGCCATTATGATGGTATTGGCTGCTACAGAATCAATCAAGTGGGAACGTCAAGGCAAGCGAGGAATTGATTTTGAAGACGATTCAGACTTAATGGCTTGGTTTGATAATGCCAAACAACGTGCTCGATTCTGGGACAAACAACCCAAACATCAAGATCCTCCAGAAACCCAAGAGAAACCCGAGCCTGTTCGATTTTCTGGATTTCCTTGGCCTATGACATCATTTTTTGAAAAAAATAAAGAAGTGGTTGAGCCTCCAAAATATGAGCAAGACAATGGTCCAATAACTGAACAACAGATTGAACAAATTAAACAAACAGTTGAATCAGAATTTGTAAGTCCAAACGCACCAGGTCTAGATGCCAGCAACGAACGTCCGGGAGATTATCTACTGGATCGAGACAAAGAAGCTATGCGTCAATGGAAGGAAGCCAATCCTAATGACACTATTAAACATCAACGAGATTTATATGAACATGGTAAAATTGATCATTTGCCATGGGAAGATTTAAAACTTCAAGCAGACAATATACCTCATGCGGGAACGATGTTGGGCTTTGGTACCAGCTTTCCGACAGATGCCCGCAAAGGTGATACATTCCTTAGAGTAGATCGTATTCCGAGTGCTCTATACAAGTTCAATGGCAATCGCTGGATTGAAGTTGACAAATCACTGAGTGATCAATATGCATATAATACTGCCTATATCGATCACTTGATCAGCAAGATTGAATCAGGTGAATATGATCCTGACTTGTTGAGCTCTGCAGAACAAGATCAAATTGAAAACCGTTTAAAAAACAAGTAACATGACAGATAACTCAATCAATCATTGTAGTTTTTGTAGCAAACATAAAGATCAAGTTGGTAAATTGATTGTAAGTCATAAAGTTGCTATTTGCAATGAATGTGTAGATTTGTGTAGCGGATTACTCAAAGATTCTATTACACAAACCCCAAAGAAAAAAAGCTCCACAATTGATCTTGATCCTAGGGAAATTTATTCTTATCTTGATCAGTATGTGATTGGACAAACAGATGCCAAGCGTGTATTAAGTGTAGCCATTGCCAATCATTACAAACGTATCGCCAACACAGATCCCGCAATTGAAATACAAAAGTCTAACATACTAATGATTGGTCCAACAGGCACAGGAAAAACATTGTTGGCTCGAACAGTAGCACGATATCTTGATGTACCATTTGTTATTGCTGATGCTACATGTTTAACTGAAGCTGGGTATGTCGGAGATGATGTTGAAACTTTAATTTCAAGATTGTACTCTGCAGCCAACGGTGACATAGAACGAACCCAGCGTGGTATTATATTTGTTGATGAGATTGACAAAATCAGCCGTAAAAGTGAAAATGCCACTGTAGCGAGAGATGTATCTGGTGAAGGCGTACAACAAGCTCTGCTTAAACTTGTAGAAGGCACCAAATGCAAAATACCCGCACAAGGCAATAAAAAATCATCAAGTTCTGATACAGTGGAAATTGATACCAGTCGAATCTTGTTTGTAGCAGGTGGAGCATTTGTAGGATTAGATAACATTGTCCAAAATCGTGTACGTGGCACTAGTATTGGTTTCGGAGCCAGTGTTACACCTGAAGTAAATCATATTGAACATACTGCGGATGACCTAGTAAGATTTGGATTGATTCCGGAATTTGTAGGACGTTTTCCAACTACAGTGTCACTAGAACAATTGTCTAAACAACAGTTAGTCAACATATTATCTGGAGTAAAACATAACTTTGTAGAACAGTACAAATGGCTGTTTGATCAAGATGGTGTAGAACTTGAATTTGAACCAGAAAGCCTGGATTTAATAGCAGAACGCACAATCACTACAAAAACAGGTGCTCGCGGACTGCACAGCGAATTAGAGCGTGTATTACTGCCCCATATGTTTGACTTATCACAATACCGTAAACAAAATATTATCAAAGTGGTTATCACGCAAGATCAGGTAAATATTCCTAAGACACTTTTAGAAGGAAATCAGTGAAACCAATTTACGGAAACTCGGTATTAGTTAAGGACGGCAAAGTAGAACAAGCTCTGCGTAAGTTTAAGAAAAAAGTAATGGAATCTGGTCTATTACAAGAACTTCGTGATCGCGAAACCTACGAAAAGCCCACCACTGCCCGTAAAAAGAAGAAAGCTGCTGCTAAAAATCGTCATCGCAAAGAATTAGCAAAACAAAGTTTACCAAAAAAATTGTATTGATCAGAAATTTGTGTTATAAATAATCTTGTAGTGCCTAATGGGCTACACAATTAAACTTGCTTAATAAAGGAGAATAACATGACAAAATCATCTCAGCCAGTCTGGCTATTTTAAATCCTAAAAATAATCGTTGACACATTATCATAATGTGTGCTATACTATCTGTTGACGCAGATTCTAATTATCTAAGGAGAAAAAATGAAATTAAAACCAATTCGTGACCGACTAGTGGTCCAAGTACTTGAGTCCGAAACCGTGACAAAATCTGGAATTTTTATTCCTGATGCAGCCGCAGAAAAACCCAGTCAAGGCGACGTGTTAGCAGCCGGCACAGGTAAAATTGATGTAGACGGTAAAATTGTTCCAATGGTTATCCAAGCCGGTGATCGTGTGTTGTTTAGTAAAACAGCTGGACAAAAAGTCAAGATCGATGATCAAGAATATCTCATCATGCGTGAAGATGATGTTATGGCAGTTGTAAACAAAGGAGAATAAGAAATGGCAGCAAAACAAGTAATTTTTGGCGATCACGGTCGTAACAAATTAGTAGAAGGCGTTGATATTTTAGCCAACGCTGTAAAAGTAACACTGGGCCCTAAGGGACGTAATGTTGTTATTGAAAAGTCATTTGGATCACCTCATATTACCAAAGATGGTGTGTCAGTGGCCAAGGAAATTGAATTAGAAGACAAACTTCAAAACATGGGTGCCCAAATGGTCAAGGAAGTGGCCAGTCGCACCGCAGACAAAGCTGGTGACGGTACAACAACTGCTACGGTACTTGCTCAGGCTATTGTCAAAGAAGGTATGAAGTACGTAACATCAGGCCACAATCCAATGGATTTGAAACGTGGTATTGATCTTGCGGTTACTGCCGCAGTTGCAGAGTTAGATAAAATTTCTAAACCATGTAGTACACGCAAAGAAATCGCTCAAGTGGGTTCAATCTCTGCAAACAGCGATTCTGACATTGGTAACATTATTGCTGACGCCATGGAAAAAGTAGGTAAAGAAGGCGTTATCACAGTTGAAGATGGCAAAGGTCTACAAAACGAGTTAGACGTAGTCGAAGGTATGCAATTTGACCGTGGTTACCTATCACCCTACTTCATCAACACAGACAAACAAACATCGGTGTTAGAAAATCCATTTGTTTTGTTATGCGACAAGAAGATTAGTAATATTCGTGACTTGTTACCAATTCTTGAAGCAGTAAACAAAGCAGGTAAACCATTGTTGATTATCTGCGAAGACCTAGAAGCAGAAGCAATGGCCACATTGGTGGTTAATACTGCTCGTGGTATTATCAAATCTTGTGCTGTCAAGGCTCCAGGGTTTGGTGATCGCAAGAAAGATATGTTACAAGACATTGCCACATTAACAGGTGCTACAGTTATCACCGATGACATTGGCTTGAGTTTAGACAAAGCCACAGCCGAACACTTGGGTATGTGTGCCAGAGTCGAAGTAAGCAAGGACAACACAATCATCATTGATGGTTCCGGCGACAAAGCTCTTATTGACGCTCGAGTCAAGGCAATTCGTAGTGCAATTGAATCGGCTACTAGCGACTATGATAAAGAAAAACTTCAAGAACGTCTTGCTAAACTAGCAGGTGGTGTTGCTGTTATTCGTGTCGGTGCTGCAACAGAAACAGAAATGAAAGAAAAGAAAGATCGATTAGATGACGCATTACATGCCACACGTGCTGCTGTCGAAGAAGGTATTGTTGCTGGTGGAGGTGTAGCTCTAATTCGTGCTCGTCAAGCAATGACAGGATTAAAAGGCGCCAATGCTGATCAACAAGCCGGTATTAATATTGTTGCTCGTGCTATGGAAGAACCTGCTCGCTGTATCGCTTTCAATGCTGGTGTAAGTGCTGATGTTATTGTCAACGAAATTTCTAATAAGTCAGGCAATTATGGCTACAATGCTGCCAATGAAACTTACGGTGACATGGTCGAACAAGGCGTTATTGATCCAACTAAAGTAACTAAAACAGCTTTAATCAATGCCGGTAGTATTGCTGGCTTATTGCTCACAACAGACTGTTCGATTGCACAAGTACCAGCTAAAGAAGGTGCTCAAGCACAAATGCCAGGAATGCCTGGTATGATGTAATTTAGTAGTACACTGAAATAAATACATGTGTGGATGCCGATGGTCGGGTCCACACTGTATAGTCAACTTGCTTAATAAAGGAGAAAACAAATGACTAAAATCACATCTTTTGATCTAACCCCATT